CCTGTACTTGTTGCACAGAATGGAATTGCGGTATAATGGTCCAAATCATTTGAAGGTGAACCACTATATTCAGTAACTAAAGTTGTTCCTGTTACATATTTGTAACCATACTTAAAATTAGCTTTAATATTATTTGGATATGGATTATTCCAATTGATTAGTTCTGTTGTTGAGTACCAATCATTTAAATAATAATTTTGATAATGTTGTGTCTGTACAAAATTGGATAAATAATCATATGGTCTTATATTAAAACGATATGTAAAAGTTGCACCTGATTGTGTTGTATCATATGGAACAAGTGTCATTCTTCCAACTTTACTGTCGTTAGAATATAAATCAACATCTAATTCCATCGATGGTATGTAAGTGTTTCCTGTTAGGACAACTTCATAAGTTCCTCCTCTTTGATAAATCATATCCGCACTTCTTCTAAGTTGCGTGTTACTATTTAACCCGTTACTGTATAATGTTTGATAACCAAATGACATATTATATTCCTTCTATTGAGTTTACTAATTCGTCAAAACCTTCCTGACCTAAAGCCTCTATAATTCTTTGGTCAGTATCCAATAAATTAAATGTAGTATCTAAAAAATTTGTTGGTCTTATTCCGAATTTATTTATGTTTGTTCTTATTGCAAAAGCAAAACTTTTTCTTGTTATAAATCTTCCTTTTTTGTCTCTTCCCTGTAATCCTCTATTCTTAATCCATTCCATTAAGTTATTTAAGAATGGACTATTTCCACCACCTTGACCCGCCCTTCTATTATTATAACCAGGTTTAGGTCTTCTACCATTTTGTACATTAACCCAATAATCCTCCATAAGTATTTGAATTACTGGTTTTGTGTCAGATGGTATAACATTTACCTGTACACTATTTTTTAATTTACCACTTGCAACCTTATCACTTAATCCTCTATACTTGGCAAATCCAAAAGGATATACTCTTTGTGATAGTACATCCTGAATGGTATCTTTTATGATGGGTGCAATAACGTTATAATCCATATTATCTTACTTGTGTTATTGTTGCAATTACTGATGGTGTTGATGGTACGTTACCACTTGCTGCTTGATATAATAATCTTCCATTATTATTCGCGTTCTGCCAAGCTATTTCATAATAGTCATTCGCAACCGCAGTATCAAGAATATTAACAGTCATTATGTTTTCTTTATTATTATCCAATTCAACCTCTGATGCTGAACCAGCTATGTTTGTTCCGTTCTTTTTAAACCAGATAAAAACGTTGTCAGCACCACCATCAGCTTCTAATTGTGCTGAGAATTGGATGTTATATGTTCCAGGATTTGCTACAGTTAATTTAGTATTATCAACAAGTGATACACCGAATTGTGGTCCTGTGGTATCAAAGTAAATTGATTGTGATACGTTAGCTGAACCACTTAATGTTTGTAAAGTTGAATATTGTGCTGCGTTAAATAAATTACTTGTTATACCTGAATATGGTGCTTTAGTTAATGTACCATTATTATCTGTAGTCACCACAAATGAACCTGTTGATGTTGCTAAATTACTTACTTGTAATGAACCTGTTACTTGTGTATCATCACCAATTTGTAATGGGTCAGTTCCTTGTTTATGGAATATTCTTGACGATGCTTGTGTACCTAATTCAAATTTATTATCAAATATTGAACCTGATGGATAAGATGTTGAACCAAGTAGGATACTATTATTACCACCAGCGTGACTATTATGACTACCAATAAAGATGTTTCCACTACCTGAGATAAAATCATCACCAGCACCTTGAATAATAACGTTATTAGAACCTGTTGCAAATGGTGAGAAGAATCCGTTCAACACCATATTCTTTTCAGAACCCGCAAAGAAACCTGCATTCAAACCTTGTACGTTACCAACAACTGTATTATAGTCATCTGTACTTCTATATAACCAGTTTTGACCACCTAATGTACTAATTCTACCAACATTACTTGATGGACCTACTTGTAGTGGATTTGAACCTGATATTTTTAAACTACCTGTAATATTTTGTGTTCCTGCAATTGAACCTGTTGTGATTACAAAATTTGGTATTGCAAACGCTCCTGTGATACCACCACTAACATCCAATCCACCTGATACAATTAATGAACCTGATACGTTTACTAATGAACCTGATGTAATCCAAAATCCTGTTCTTCTTGTTGCTGCTGCGGTACCTGTACCTACAGCGAAGACAATATCTTGTGCTCTGTTTAAAGAACCTGTATCATTAAATCTACCAACAAAAGTAGAACCTCCTGTTGATGCGTGGTTACCACTTACAATTAAGTTCTGTCCGTAAATTAATGATGATATTAAGTTTGAGTTATTTGAACCTACAAATGATGAAGAAACAATTGAACTTCTACCACCAATCAAGTTATCAGAAATAGTTCTTGTTGTGTTTGATGCTTGTGAACCTGATACCCATACACCTACACCTGTGTTTGATGAACCACCAAATACTGTATTATTTGTAAATGTTAATGTGTTTAATACAATTGATGAACTTAAATGGTTATTGATTGTAATTGGTGAGTTACTTATATTACTTGTATAGTTAATTGAACTACTAATATGGTTTAATGTAACAGTACCACCATTTAATGTGTTTACTGATACATTTGCTCTTGCATTTGTTAAAAAGTTTTGTGTTGTTGTAATACCACCACCATTTATTGTATTATTATTTACGTTTATTGAACCACTATCACTAACAATATCAATATTACCACCATTTATTGTATTATTTTGTATAAGTGGGTGACCACCTGCCAAAGACGAAGTGGTGAACCTCATATATATATTTGCAGCAGACCCTAAATTGTTGTTATTTGTTTTTGGGAATAATAATGAACCTGTGTTTAAGTATATAGTACTAAGATTTGTTGATAATATATTACCTGAACCTGAAATATATCCTTCCATATCTGTACCACCACCTACACCTGTTGCTCTAATTTGTGGTAATGTTACTATGTTATTTGAACCTGTAATTCTTAATGAACCTGTGTAGTTTGATTGTACTGCACCTGCTCCACCACCAGATGGATTATCACTCCAACCTCTGATGATGTTAGCTTGACCACCTAAAGAGTTTGTTAAGTAACTATCAATATTAAGTGTTGTATTATTTGATATTGATGATATACTTCCACTTCTTACTGTTAAAGAACCTGTATTTGTTTGGTCGCCCTTAACATCTAATTCAGGACCTGCTGAACCACTCAAGATTAAACTACCAGTAATTGATTGTGATGATGCGGCTGAACCTGTGGTAATATAACTACCTGTTCTTGCATCCATAGATGCAGTATATGTATTGAATGAACCTGTATCTAATTTTTGATTTACTGAACCTGTTGTTGCAAATCCTAAATCAACTATTTGTTGTGAACCTGAAACTACACCATTTGGTAATACTGTTGGTGCATAACTTGCTGACAACGCTTGTGTTGCGTATGATGCAGTACCTTGTAAAGAACCTGTGATACCACCTGTTACTTTTAATGTTCCTGTAACTTCTGTATCACCATCTATTGCAACTTTAAAAAATGGACTTGTATTAATTGTAATATCACCAGAACCTGCTGGATTTTCAATATTATTAACTAATAATGTTGTACCAACAACTACACTACCATCAGTTCTAATTTCACCTGTACTTCTTAAAGAACCTGTTATAGATAAAGAACCCGATGGTAATTTAACCGCACCCCATAATGTTTGTGTATCATCTTCTGCGTCACCTAATTGGTTTGAACCACTTGAGTAGATTACTGAAGCGGTTTCATAAACTGTGTTTACGTATGTGAACGATGCTGATGTGGCACTGATTGTACCTTCAACATTTAAACTTCCTGTTATTGATTGTGTACCACCAATAGAACCTGTGGTGATTAGACCATTTCTATTGATAGACCCTGTAACACCTTCTAACGCAGTCAATCTATTATTCTGACTTAAATCAGTTGTTGCTATACTTTGCGAAAGCGAAGTAAGCGATGAAGTAGTAGCATAAGAACCAGTGCTAGCAATAAGACTGTTAACCTTACTATCATTTGAACTTGTGTATGAATTAAAGGAACTTGTTTCTAAGAATCCTAAATCTATTATTTGTTGTGAACCTGATACTACACCAGCAGGTAATGAACCTGTAGCAACACTTACTTGTAAACTAAATTGTGAACCGTCTCCTTTAGTAAATGTTAATGTATCACCCGCAACACTACCTGTAATCATAAATGAACCTGATTCAGTTTCAGTTACATAAGAACTTGTTGCAGCATTTAAACTATTAATTGAACCTGTTAATGCATCAACAGAACCTGTGGTTGCATAACCTAAAGCAGCTATTTGTTGAGAACCTGATATTGTTCCTGATGGTACTGAACCCGTATCAACTTGTAGATTGAATGTTGAACCATCACCTTTGGTAAATGTCAAAGTATTTCCTGCAACACTACCTGTTTTCATTAATGAACCAGTATCGGTTGCTGCAACAGGTGAACCATTAATTGTTAATGAACCTGAAATATTAATTTGTGTACGACTCATTTGTAATGGAGAAGTTCCACCCAAACCATCGGTTACACTTTGTAATGTCGTAGTTAGTCCTGTATTAGGATTAGCAAGGTTTAATAAACCCTGATAAGATTCTGATACATATTGATTGGTAAGTAAGCCCATAGTGTTATAATAATTTTTTTGTTATACGTCTTTCCAATTTTTAGATATGGTGTTCCATAGTTCTGCTAATTCATACCACTTCTTATTTGTGAATGGTCTTTCAGGAACGTTACATCTGTTATAGTCAAATGGTTGAGTAACCGTTAAAGTCATAGTCCAACCAGCAAGAACATCCTCAAATCTTTCAAGAAAAGGTTCAACAGATGGGTCCCATTCACTTTCAAAATCTGGTATAGATAAATATAGGAAGGTAAACACATCCTTTATTATTTCTAAAGTATCATTCATCACATCTCTCTGATTGGAATAATCATCTTTAAGTCTATCTGCAACAATTATTTGGAAATTATATGTTAATTGATTTTGGTCTAATATGGTGTCATTTGGAATTATATATAATTTTGTATATATAGGACTTTGTTTTGTCTCAACATCCATCGTTAATTGGGTTAAATCCCCAAATCCAAATGAATTTATTTGTGCGTGTGCGTTAGAAAATCCTCTAAAATCTTCAATAATTTGATAATATGTTATCTGATTGTAACTTCTTGGTATCGGTGTTGTATATCCTGATGTTGGAAGTACACAAATATTGTAATCAAATGGTTGTTCAATTGTTAGGTTCATCGTCCATCCACCTAATACTGTTTCAAATCTTTCTAAAAATGGTGTAACGTTTGGACCCCATAATGGTGTATAGTCAAGTGAGAAACCACCCCACTCAGCTGTATATGATTGATAAAGAATTGTAAATATATCTTTACATATCTCTAAAGTGTCAGACATAACTTCTTCCTGATTGGAATAATCGTCTTTGATTTGGTCCAATATAATAATGGAAAAGTTATATAATAATCTATTCTGTGCTAATTGAACCTGACCAGGTACTACATACATCTTTGTATATAATGGTTCCTGCTTGGTTTCAATATCCATCGTGATTTGTGTAATATCACCATAACCGAAACTATTGATTTGGTTGTGATAATACGCAATACCGCTTAAGTCTTGGATAATCTGTTTATAGTTGACCATATATAATAAATATAAATTAAATGGTTTTAGTTTGTTTTTTCTGTAACTTTATTTGTTCTCTATCATAATCCAACAAAAATGACAATTGATTTAAAACTTCCATTATTTTCTTTTGGTAGACAACTTCGTGTTTTGTAAAATCGTTTCCAGTAACTCTGTTGACGATAAGATACCATCCGTAGGTTTTTTGAAAATTGAAGCCCATATCCATTTCCTTGCTGTCCACGCTATCTTCATCTTCGTCCACATCGATAAGGTCGGCATCAAAGACAGTTGGGAATAACTTAAAAATCTGTTTGCGTAGTTGATAAAAAAAAACTGTGCTCCAAGTATATACTTCACATCTAACTTTGTTTTGAATAACTCTGCTCTGAGTTTCATCGTTTCTATATTGTATTTCTCAATCTTAAAATCGTGTTCGGATGTTTCTTCTGTAATTGGTCTGTACATAATTGCCGCAAGAATGTGTAATAGTTCCAATAGTTCTTCAGGTTTTTTAGTTGAAATGGTATCCATATCCACAAATTCCGCAAATGTTAATTCTCTCCAATTAGGAAAGAACCCATATTTAACACCATCAATCTCAAATCTGTCAATAAATTTTGGTTTAGTTAATGGTATTTGTGACATTATGTAACCCGCAAGATATTGAACATCAGAATAATCTGCTTCCAATAAATCTTCTAACGGTGCATCAGATATTATACTTACAATCTTTGCTGCAAAATAATCATCTGAGAATAAATCTTTTACTTTATACATCTTTGAATAACTTTCAATAGATATAAAATCTGGTATTTGATATTCTGTTTCTTCTAATTTAAATTTTATCATATGGACATTATAGCGTATCTACCCGTACTCTTTTGGGTTTTTATTTCTGTCATCATTCTCATCATCAAACTATCTGAAAGGTCAGGGGATTTACCAAGTGTCCTTTTCATTTCATCCTTTGATTGAACTGCTACTTTATTATCTTTATCAATATCTTTTAATTTAACCGCAAGTAATTCCTGTGTCAAGTCTTCTATAATAGAAGGTTCTAATATGTTCAAACTAATCTTACCTTCTCTAAACATATCAGATAGTTTCACGTAACACTGTGACTTTAAATTGGAAAAGTTCTGTCCGTGTAATGGTGATGAATTGTTCACAAAGTTTGTTGCTCTAAGTAAATCACTGATACCTCCTCCAACGCCATCACTATCCACAATAACATTCTGTGGATGGATTCCGTGTGACCTTATTAGGTCCTGAATTTCGGTATATAATTCTGTGGTTGATAGTTTCCTATACACGTGACAAGAAACGACAACCAGTCCTATCCAAACAAACGCCACAGACCTGTCATCACCAAACCTCGCTACGTCTAATGTCAATATCTTTTTATCTTTTGGATTTGGTTCCAATCTAAATACAGAATTTGATATGTCATCAAACTTAAATAAACTATCACTCTCTTCTAAATAATCCCAATCACCTTCCAATAATCTTCTTCTTTGTTGTGGTGGTAACTCCTTTAACATTTCAATATATGATGGTGGCAAGTAAGGGTTGTCCATCGGTAAAGAAGGTATAAACACTTTATTACTTTCTAATGTTCCTTGTATATGTGGTAAATAAAAGTCTTTCTTAATCCAATTGTTTGAGGGGTTACAAGTCATTAATACTTTTGGTATAAGATTAAATTCATTTAGTTTATATCTTATACGTGACTTAACGATACTAAATGCCAAGGATGTTATTTGAGAAGATTCATCTATGAAACAAGCTGATACCTCCAAAGAACCTAAACTATCATAGTTAGGGTCTGATGGATTGTAAGCTAAGTCTTTAAATATAATCTCTGATTTGTTATAGAATGTCAGGACATTACTTTGTCCGTTGAATGTGAAGTGTTCTCCTGACTTTAATCCCATCGTGGATAACAAATCAAATAAAGTATTGAGTGTTGTTAGTTTTAATTGTGTCAATACTGAACGACCAATTAAACATCTTATTCCTTTATATTGTAAACATAATGTTGTAATCCATAAACATCCCAACCAAGATTTACCTCCACCTGCTGAACCTCCAAATAAAACTATATTTGTTGTATCATCATTAAGATATTTCCAAGCTTGTGATTGACGTTTGGTTGGATTAATCGTTATGTTCATCTTTTGTTGTTGGTTGTACTCCACCATTCCATTCAGTTATTTCCTGTGCGTGTAA